TGGTAGTTTCATGGCAGATTACTTATCAAATAAGCACATAGCATTACTGTTGCGGCAATTCGCGCGTAGATAAAATAAATCACTTGCCAGCCTTCGAGTTACCACGGGAACCGAACCACATAGCAATGATGGTACCCAGCAGGGCCATCTCGTCAGCATCAAAGACAATCTCCATGATCTGAATTAGTTCGCCAATGGATGTCACCTTGTCGCCGTGTACGAAAATCCACAGCATCGTCAGCAAGTTAATCAGCACAAGCTCAAGGACAAAGATGAATGTCACGAACGGGCGGGTAGCCGCAGTCATGTCCTTGACCCACTGAGAAGACGACTCAAGTAACTTTTCTTGATTGTTGTAGATAGCGCCAATTTGCGCCATGTACTGTTGATGATCTTGTTCATCGTTCTCGCGGACTTCTTCGGTCTTATCCGATGGCGAGTAGCCCTTTTCAGTCAAGGCGAGTTGTTGGCGCATCTGCATGTGTAGGATGTCTAGCTCATGCTTCTTATCCGCGCGGTCTTGCAGGATGTCGAACAGCCGGGGGAACAACGCGACGATGTAGCCGCCGATGGTAGAAATTAAAGTCAGCATCATTGCTCCTTATCTGTCATACATACGTTCAATTTGAATCTCTTTGCGCAGTTCCCGCATCTTCCTTACCTCATGCACCGCCGCTTGGGTTGCGTAGTACATGTCGTAGTACATAAATGCCAAAACCGGCATCACGATAAAGAACATCAGTAGTACTGCCATCACGACAATGATCAGTGACCAAGGGACGTTCTCATCATCGCGCTTCTCGTTGTTAGCCACAGGAGTCCCACTGCCCATATAACTACGAACACCACTGCCGAGACCCACGCTACCTTTGACTTGATTTCCGCTATTCTTCTTCTGCGTCGCCATGATGCAATCTGAGCCAGTCTAAGTTCCTCTGCGTGAGCCGTCTCCTGCTCGGCAACGATCCGTTGCCACATCTCTTCAAATTTACCCCACAGTCCAGCTAATTCCGGTGGGCTACGGTACACCATTGTTTCTCTTATCTCAGCCATCATCGCGTCTAGCCTTGATGTAATCAGAATGCGCTTTAGTGCCCGTCTGCCAATACTCTCTTCGCCCTTGTACACCTGCTTTGCTTCTAACTGCTCTTTCAGGAACGCCTTGCTAATTGCATCGTACGCATCCATTAACGCACCTAACTGATTGCCAATGTCGGTGAATACGTCGTTCGGATCAGCCTTTGCTATCTGTTGAACTCGTTCAACCTCCGCCAGATATTGTTGCTTTTGGGTTGTTGTCGGATTGGTTAGGTTGTCGTATTGCGCCTTTAAGTCTTTCAGTACGTCGCTGACATCCCCCGCTGCACCCTTGATGTCTTTGTAAAGTTTGCAGCCAGCCTTTACTGCCGCGACAGCAGCGTTAGCAGCGGCAAGTAGGGTTAACGGATCAATTTACTTACTCCTTGGGGTACTTAGCCTTGACCGCCAGACAAGCATCAATATAGGCTTGTACTTGCGCCTGATCCCCTTTTACAACACCGTCCAGATAATCGCGGAAGTCTGGGTATTCCATAGCACGTTTTGTTGTGTAGGGCAGTGCGTCAATCTGGGCTTGTTTGTTAGCCGCAACAATACCCTGCGCATCTTCGTTGGTTACCGGAATAAGTCCCGGTTTAATATATGCGTCTTGCGATCCGTCCGCCTCGTAAGCGTAGACTTCGTTGGTAACGGGGTCTTTGTAATGTTTCATGTCGGTACCTGTTTAACGTAGTTCTATCCAGTCTAAAACCGAGTCTGGGCCTGTAAAACTATATGTATTCCCGTCAGGCACAATAAATGACGCAGCATAGTACCCATTTGTTCCGTTAAACGGCGACCTTCCAAAAGCAATAGTGAGTCCGTTAACGACCGCGTAATAAATAACAAACTGACTGATTTCTGCAAACGAAGCAAAAACCATAATTGGTTTACCAGTAGTGTTTGTATAAGTCACCCCTAAAGACCTGCTGGACTGAACGTCTTGCCAAGTCTGACCTACACCGATCTGCTCTAGTTCAGAAGTTATCGCTACAGTCCCTGTCACGGCAGGAAACGTGATTACTGTGGAGCCAGATATGGCAGGAGCGGCGAGTGTAACGGTGCCCGAAGTTGAACCTTCTAGTGTGACCGGAGACGGCGTTGTTACACCAGCATCAGGATTAAGAACAATAGACATTATTTACTCCTTTATGCGGGGCGAACAAACACGCCGTTCATGTAATTTATATGGTCTGTGCCGACGTTTAACGCAACCGCTGGACTGCCGCTGTAATAAACATATAGTTCAACATAATCAGTAGTTCCGTTTAAAAAAACTACTGAGGATACAGACGCGCCATTACCACCACTAGCGGTACGAGTTCCGTACTTATAAAGCGTTCCATTTTTATAAAAAACGGCTATTAGTTCCCCAACGGATGCGCTGGAATACACCTCTCCATTTATCTGATAATACCCAGCTACGTTTGGAGTAAACCTGCCAGTTGTTGTGTCGTAGCACGATGCAGTATCAAACTCTTCTGTATCAGGAATAACTGCTTGGAAATTTGTTGCAGCAGTATTCCTAGCAGCATTTCTATACGCACTAAACGCTGGCCCTGCGCCAATAACTTGCCCTTGAGTCGTAATTGTTCCAGTAACCACAAGGTCTTGAGGAATCGTGACGTTCAAGCCACTGTCGATCTCAATAGCGTCAGTCCCACCAATTTGTACAGCGCCGCCGCCAGCATCGTATGGTTTAAGTCCTATGCTCATGTGTTACTCCCACATAATGTTAATAGTGCCAGCGTCGAAGGTGTCGGTGCCGTTGGTTGTTGTTACACGAACACGATCTAGTACCCCGCTAAGAACTACATTACCAGCAAAAGTAGCAACACGATTAGCACTATTTACGTACAAAATTCCAGAAGCCACCCATGTATTGCCAGCTACATTCGTAAACACTGCATGTCCATGAGCAGTCGACCCCGCAGTACTACTATAACTCGATGTGGTAATTCCGTTTGTAGTATTAGACGCCGACCCATTCGTAGTGCTTGCAACAGTAGTAGAAACACTTATTGAACCAGAGTTATACCCAGTAGTAGCAAAACTTCCTGACCCAACTTGGAATAGGTAAGTCGAAGTTCCGCTTAACGAAACTTCGCTCAACGTAAACGTAATCCGTTTTGCCCACGAGGGTATGTTGGTAAATTCGGCTGACGTATTTGGAGCAGTAAAGGGCGCTGTCTGAGATGTACCTTGCACAAGTGGGTACATGTTTGTAGTCACCCCCGCTACCTGTAAAGTCCCCGCTAACGTTGTATTCTGCGACCCATCAACAGTCAACGCGGTCGTACCTGCACCAGAACCCGTTTTAATAGCTAACGCACCGTCCCCACCGGGAGTCATGGAGTAGCCGCTACTAGAGTTACCTGCTTTTAAAATAGTTGGCATAGCTATTCCTTATACAATAACCAGTCGAGCGCCATCATCGACAGTCAAAACAGTTTCTGAAGTGATTGCCGTACCGGGGGCTACAGTCTGCACGGGGGAGACAGTATATGTACCAGCCCCACCTGTACCGGTTCCAAAAGCTGTAATCGCTGTGCCTACTGTTACGCCTGTACCGGAAATAACCTGACCGATATATAGCGCACCGGATGACACACTAGCGATAGTCAATGTGGCAGTTGAAATACCGCCCACCGCCGCTAAATTTTCTATAGTGATTGTGCCAGCAGACATCGCATTCTTGTCGGCGGGTATTGTGTAGCTGGCGGTGACGACCTGATCATTCTCGTAGAAAACTTGGTTAGACCCGCCACCTGTTGCACCACCACCGATCTGGTTCCAAGTAGACGAATTAATGTCATAACCTTCGTACCGCCCCAGTGTGGTGTTATAACGAATACCTGTACCGAGCCGTTCACCTGTAGTGCCTACTGGGATACCCAGACTTCCGGTACCACTAAAGTCGCCATCGCCGCCCGCAGAAAAATAATTACCTACAGCGAAGTTACCGGGCGCAGCATTGGTAGTTGCAAACACGTTTACACCGTCGCTATAAACCACGCTTGCGTACTTAGGTGGAATCCTAATTGACGCCTCCATAGACACGCCGACTAGAATGGTCTGCGACTTACTAATAGTGTAGGTACCCACACCGCCCGTGCCAGTACCGTAACCCGTAATAATGGTGTCCGCAGTAACCCCGGAACCTGTAATCGTAAGCCCCGGCGACAAAACAACCCCGCTACCAATAGCAGAAACTGTCAGTGTCTTTGCAGAAATCGTCGCAGTAAAAGTTTGAGCGCCAGTAATGCCGTTGGCTGTAGTAGCAGACTTTATGTACGCGTCATTAGCAGTATTGTTAAACAGCGCGTAAATCTTGGAGTACGGCGGCAGAAACAAAGTGAAATCTACGCCGGGGGTGCCGTTTAGTTGAATGGCAGCATTACGAAATTCTGCTGTTGTACCGTTCGCAACGACAAGATAGTCAGTGGACGACGATATGGTTTTAGTTACATACCCGGTAATAGCTTGCTCGATCAACGTACCGAGGTTTGTGTTGGTTGTAGTCCCCCATACGCCAGCCTGCTCTCCAGTAGCAATTATGTTGATGCGCAGGTTATCTGAATATGTAGTAGGCATTTCTTTTCCTTATTCAAAATCTATTGTTGGCGGCGGTGGTGGCGGGGTAAATGTTCCGTCTTCATTTACTGTAAATCCGGGGCCAACATAAGCATCGTCTGGAACAAGAATAAGCGTAAATCCTTCAGGTGCTGGGTTTTCTGGTTCGCCCACACCGACATTAACAACCACACCGTTTTGAATTATTAATGTTTTCATCAGTAATACTCTTCTACGATAATAATGCCTTGGAAGCCTGCTCCACCTGCGTAGTTGGTTGTTACGCCGCCGTCATAACCAGCGCCACCACCTTCTCCATAATTAGTCGCGGCATTTCCTGCGCCTGTTTTAGTAAGAACCCCACCTCCAAATAATGGAGACATACCACTACAAGACCATGCGGTAAGCGCAGCACTAACAGCCCTGCCCCAAACACCGGGAGTCCCATTTATGTAAATAACACTACTATTCCCGTTAGCAACGGTGCTGGCAGTCGAAACACCACTTGTACCAGACGAAGAAGCACTTCCTGTAACCCCGCTTCCTCCGCCTCCCCCGCCAGCAGTTATTAGTAATGTCCCATCACCAAAAGTTGTACTGCCACCAATAGCACCAGCATTATTTCCAGCAGCGCCACCCGCGCCCCCTGCACCAATGGTATAGGTATAAGATGCTGAAGCGGTTGGAATAAACATTGATACGGCATTTCCACCGCGCCCCGGACCAGCAGTTGTGTAAGTACCCGCGCCTTGTCCATCCTGCCCACCAGCACCGCCGCCGCCGCCAACGACAGTAACTCTTAACGCACGAACGCCTGTCGGAGTTGTGTAGGTAGCCCCGGTACCTGAAGTTAAAAGGACGGTATTTTTTAGTGTGTAGGCGTTGGTGCTGTTCTTTTGTAGCGAAGAAGTCGATGCCATATCGATGTCACCAGCAGAGTCAAACCTAAGACGCTCTGTACCTCCAGTTGACACCGCAATCGTATCTGCGGCGGGGAACCATAAGCCAGTATTTAAGTCGCCTTTGTGAGCTATCGAGGGAGTAGTGACCGCGCCATCGCCAAAAGACGCTATGGTGTTTACAGTCAATAGGGCATCGGGCGAACTTGTGCCAATACCTACGTTGCCGGAGGCGTCGTAGTAAACCGATTTTTCTGCTGGGTAAGTACAGAAGACAGTTTTAGTGCCAGCAGAAAAGGGTACTAGCGATCCACTATTGCTGGACTCAAGAACAATGTCTCTGGATAGTGTTGTACCCGACGCGGTATATGTACCGATACCAACTTCCCACTCACCCGCAGAATCAAGGGCAATAGTGTAGAAAGTGGTGTTTCCGTTACCGATTACAGAGAACGATTGAAACCCGGTTACAGCGCCGACAAGCGAAACAGTGCCTGTACCAGTAGTGGTAGTGGTTTCTCGTACTCTGTCTTTGACTACAAGTGGCATCGCTTACACCGTATTAATTTTGTCCCAAGTAGTACCGGGATCAGTATCAACCTTATCCCAAGCTGTACCACCCGCCGCGTTTATATTCTGCCAAGTGCCCGTCTGGTTGTCATCTATTAAGGCCCAGCCCGGTGTAGTATTACTATTTATGTTTTGCCAATCAGGTGTCTGGTCATCTGATATTAACTCCCACAACAGTCGGGCAAAGAAAACATCCGAAACCCGAACCCGCTCCAGAAGGGCAACTACAAACGCTGCCGCCGCTGCATCAGTATCCGTAAACCCTGCACCTTCATCTACTGCTACAGCAAAATCCACCTGCGCTGCTTCTGTACTTGACCCTTCAACCGTTTCACTTACCTGCGCTGATGTCTCTATAGCGCCTACTTCACTACTTGATACCTCTACCGTTTCATCCTGATCCGCGAAAAACACCAGCGAAACAATCTGATCGTCCGATACAGTAACCGTCTCATCTATCGCCGCCGCAAAATCTGTCTGCGCAGCTTCCGTATCTGAACCCGATATCGTTTCGCTCAACGATACTGCAAAATCAACCTGTGCCGCTTCACTACTACTGCCGTTTACTGTCTCACTTAATGAAACGATAAAACCTGCTTGTGCTGCGCTTGCATCGATTGCCGTAGCCGTCTCACTGACCGCCGCGTTGATACTAAACTGCGCTGCCTGACTATCTGAACCTGTTACCGTCTCACTTATGGCACCGGCAAAATCTATTTGCGCCGCTTCTGTATCAGAGCCTGAAATTGTTTCGCTTACTGCTACAGCAAAATTAACCTGTACTGCCTCTGTACTGCTACCACTTGCCGTTTCACTTACTGCACTTAAGAAGTCTGCCTGTGCCGTACTTGCATCGGTGCCGGTCGCTGTTTCACTAACTGCCGCATTAACAATAAACTGCGCTGCCTGACTATCTGAACCCGTTACCGTCTCACTTATGGCACCGGCAAAGTCTACTTGTGCTGCTTCAGTACTGCTTCCACTTGCGGTCTCGCTTACGGCTACAAAAAAATCTACCGGCCCAGCAAATGAATCAGACCCGGTTAGTGACTCGCTCAACGATACAATAAAGTCAACTTGAGCTACGTTAGCGTCGCTACCTACTACTGTTTCGCTAACTGCTGCTAATACATTAAACTGCGCTGCGACTGTGTCACTACTATTTACTGTTTCACTGATAGATGCAACAAACGCAACCTGTACCGCTTCTGTGCTGCTTGCCGCTACAGACTCCGAAATCGAAACATCAAATACCGCACCTGCGCTTGGTAGCGAAGAAAAAGGCGTTTCTGAAAATGATGAAAAACCAAACACGCCTTTTCCTTATTTACACTACTGTCAGTTGATCCTCATCAAACCAGCGCGATTGAGTTACCTCGTCCGCATCAGTCCAAGAAATCAAATATTGGACGTTGCCGTCTTCGTCCATACGCATAGCTTCAACTGGGCCTTGCGGAATGACACCCTTAGTCTTAACAGTGTCACCTTTCTTAAATGCCGCCATAAACCCTCCGTTATGCCGCGTCTGCGTTAAATGTGTAAGTGACGTTCACAGTGTCACCCGAGGCTACGAGCTTGTCGCCGCCTGTAAAGTCACCTTCTGAGAACAGGATGCCTGATGTGCCTGTAGCTACTGAAGTCAAGAACGCGCCCGCTACGGTACCGCCGCCACCAGAAATCGTAAAGCTTGAAGGGGACGCGGAGTTACTAATCACCGATGGGTCAGCCAACGTAGGCGTACCAAAGGTCACCGCTTTACGGTTGCCGGTGTAATTAGTGAACTCAGTCCAAGCTTTGGAGGCTAAGGTGTCAGTTGCCGCGTATGTCGTACCAGAGCCGGGGCCTGTAACCAGACCCAAATACCAAGCGGCACTGTAAGAGACGCCCTTAAAGTATTTGTTGTTCAAGTCTTGCAGACCCTCGTTAACAACGAGATTGTGGAACTGATCTTCCCACTTCAGGTTGCCGTCAGCGTCAAAGCACTGAACATTAAAGATACCACCCAGTCCGACATGCGCGTCGCTTTGCGCGGCTCTGCCTACGCCAGCCTGAACAGTTTCACCCATTTGCGATTTTGCGATAGGCATGATTACTCCTTAAGGAAAACGAATTAAAGCCGTCGTTGCCGTGTTTGCTGGCATGGTGACGGTGTTGTTTGTGCTGCTAAATGTTTTGTCTGAACCAAAGTCCAGAACAGCTACCGACTTGTTACTTTGCGTGGTGTTATAGATCAACGCGCCACGGGCCGTGAAGTTAGCACCGGGCCACGACACATTATCGAAGCTAACGTACACCGTACCTGCGGCTGGGCCAGTCGTCTGTGTGCTTAATACCGCACCTGTCACTTCTACCCCACCCGCTGTATAGCCCGTGCCGGTTACTTCATTACTCGTTGTGTATTCCGTAGTTAACTGCCCAATATCTGAGAACGCTGTGTACAACGCCATGTACAGCGTATCCGTAATAATGTTCTGCTCCTGCTGGAGCATGTCCTGCTTAAAGCTGTTTGTCAGTCCTTGCTGGATCACGGATTCACCTTAATCTTAGCTTGACCATCACGGTACGCATCGCCGCGCTCAAGACCTGTACCCAGACGGTTCAATTGACCCATAGCTTCGTCGTACTTAGCTTTATAGACCGCCATCAAGTCGGTCTCGCCCTTCAGGAACACATAGGCTTCTAGCATCGTGCCGTACAACAGAACCGGCGAATAGTTGTCGCCAAGCCATGTACGCCCATCAGCCGCAGTTGTGATTGACTCAGGGTAATAGTAGTAATGCAATTCAACATCATACGCGTCGTCAGGCGTGGGGCCGAGGATAAAACTTAGCTCGTCCGTAATAATGTTTGACGTTACTGTTGGGCCAAACAGAGCGTAGTACTTGGGCAACCCTTCAGTGTTAGGGTTGGGATACGCTGCCCGCATAAAGTTCACATCTTTGTTTAGCAAGTACTCGTAGTTACCATCACCGTCGATTACCGCCATTGAAAACACTGACAGGAAATCAGATGGGCACGATAGGTATTGATTTCCGCCCGTTGTTTGGCCTGTTACATTTTTACGTAGTGCCGGAATTTGAACGCTGTTATAAATGCGCTCTTCAGCTTGGGTAATAAACGTATTGATCTGTCCAGTGCCGGTAGAGGTAACAACACCCGACCCTGCAACGTCAGTCCAAACATTCGCCGGGAAGTCGTTTTGCAGGTAGTTCTTAACAGCAGTGAACAGTTCAGTGTACGTCATGATTAACCCATTGGGCCACGAGCCATCGTGCCTTTAGTAGCTGCGCCAGTACCACGGATTTTGATACCAGTGGTCTTTGGCTCTTTGTAATTACCCTTGGTAACTACGCCAGCACCAATATTCATCTCGTTCATGCAGTCTTTGCCAGAATAAGACTTCAGCACCGACGGGGGCGCGGATTTAATCTTTTCCATTATCGACCTCTCCCAGAAGAACGCTGGTTCATAGCACGAGCCATGTTACGGCCCATCTTCTTCATGGCTTCGCCGGTCACGCCGCCTTTAGCCATACCCTTGTGCATCCGTTTCTCGTGCGCCTTGACTTCCGCCTTGGCTACCTTCTTCATGCTGTCCATATAGACTCCTATGTAATCGTTACATTACCCACTACACTGATAGGGGCCAAAGCATTCGGCGTTAGTCCCACATCGTTACTTCTTGCCCCACCAACCGGTGCCCAGCCCCACTGGAATATCCGGCTACCGCCTGATGGATCACCAAAATCTGTATTCAACGTCAACTGCAACCCGGTATAGCCCGACTGCAAATAGCTGTTATCCCGACGTGGCTCCCGTACTGCTTGTGGGTCTTGCACCGGGTACATACCTAACTGCAACTGCGGCTGATCCGGTTCCCAACACGTAGGACACACCTTAATCGTAACCTGCTTGGTCTTAATCGTCAGCTTCTTTAGTTCCTTCAGCTTGTAGCGAAACCCGCAGCGGTCACACTCCGCAATCGAGTTCTTGCCACTGGAAAATCTATTTCCCATTAGAAAAACATCTCCCGTGGTACCAGACGATCCGCCGCCTTCTCGCGGTCTTCGCCCGCCGCCAAGTCCCAAGCCTCGTCATACATGGACTTCAATGCCATAATCCTAGCTGGGTCAACTTCTGGTTTCTTGACCGCCAACATGTACGCGAGCCCCGCCACCAAGCAGTTCTGGAAGCGGAACGGAATATCAATCACGTTAGTACCGGTACCAGCATCGTAGATGCGCTTTAGTCGCCAGTAATAAAACACGTAGTAGGGTTGTTGAGTCGTACCCTGATCCGGCGCAGGCCACACATTAATCTGTGGGTACTTAGGTGTAGCTACGTTAGACCCTACCTGCTGCCCCGACTGGCGATTAATCCACACCTGAATCGGACGCCCTTGCGCTAACTTGTTTGGGATAGTCGAGTAGGTCGAGACGCTAATCCGTGTGATATTTAAATCTGTCTGGTTAGGGCCCTGTCCGGAATCAGTGCGAATAACATGTTCAATAAGATCAACGGTATCCAAAGGTAGATCATAGGTAGTCACTCCTTGCGCCAAGTTGATCGAGCCCTGCTCAATAGTCCACAGGTTAATGCCACGGTTAGCCCACTCACCGATTAAGAAGTTCAGGCTTCTACGTGCGGTACGAAAGTCATAGCCGGTACGAAGTTCCAAGCCACAACGCTCAAACGCCTCTTCGAATATCTCGTTGAGGTCAGGGTTAAAGCTTGTTGTAGCGGTTGAATAGGCCATTATCTGTACCCTGCTGTTTTCTTAGCTATGCCCTTGGGCTGTGCAACGAACTGCTTACCTTTTGCTTTCCCTGCCCGCTTTGCCTTCGTTGTGGCGGCATACTCGGCTGGGCTTAGCGCCTTGATCGCCTTTTCCGGGAGATACCTCTCGCCGGTCTTTGACGATGGCTTTCCTGACTTTGTTCGCCATTTCTGGTCTCCCCAGTCTTTCAAGCTTTTCTGCGGCGCTTTCACTTCATCATACCCCGCGTCTTACCGCGTTGTGCTATTCCGTCTGCACGAGACGATGCTGACTTAACTTTGCCGCCTTTTTTCATACCACGAGTTTCACGCCGCATTTCTGAATCTGACTCACGTTTGGCTTTTTCTCGTTTACGAATTTCTTTATGGTCAACCCCACCTCCGGATACACCACTTCGAAGCATACTTTTTGCTATTTCGTCGTTTACACGTCCCATCCCTGAACCTAATCCATAATTTACGGTTCTGTAAGCCAATTCTTTTGGGTCTGGTATTCTTGTTAATATGTCTTTTGCTGATTTTAAAGACGATTGCGCTGTACCAGCGGGGCCAACAAATGCAAATTCTGGCGCAGAGGTTTTAAGCGCCTGTTCACGCTCTAGCTGTTTGCGATATGCGGGATCACGCATATCCTTACTAGGTTCGTCCATTACCGACTTAGCCACGATATCCTCCACCTGCTTCCTTGTACTTCTTAGCCACAAGCTGCGCCTTGCGGGCTGACCACTGACCTGCACCTGTGCCATGAGTGGCTGCGGACTTTACCTGCGACACAATCTTCTTACGAAGACCGGGCTTGGTGTAGTTACCAGCAGCGTTAACCTTCCCACCTTCTTTGTACTGCGTAAAGTCGGTGTCATCTCGACGGGCTTTCTTCTTCCCGCCGGGCATCTTGGAAGGGTTAATGTCACCCATACCACGCGAGGCCATCATGTCAGCACTTCCCGCCGTAATTCATACGTTTGCTGCCAGCCATCGTCACTTGCTTAGCCTTAGTCTTGCCCTTAGAGGCAACACCGTCAGCCGACTTGTGACCAGCAGCCAGACCGCCGGAGGCCATCTTCTTCATAGGCATACCGCCCTTCTTCATGCCAGCCTCTGCCATTTCGTGCTTGATCATGGACTTAGGAGCGCCCTTTTTCTTCATGAAGCCAATCTCTTTTTTGACCATTGCTTTTGACTCTTTCATCTCACCGCCTCCTTTAAATTTCTTGCCTCTATCGGCTTCCATAAACTCTTTTCCCACGGATTGTGGAATCTTAGTTTTCTTTGCCACGGCTGGATTTGTTGCCACCGCAGCCATGAGACGGTGTTGTTTAGCTGAGACGCTAGGCATTAGTCTGCCTCCTTGACTGTATGTCTTCTCATATCCGGGTTTAGGTGTTGCACTTCCTTTGTCGGTTTTTGGGTCAACATACGTACGCGGATGTCCTTCTGTTTTAAACCTAGAGTCACCATGCTCTTTAGGGTCGGGCAACTTTCCTGTTTCTTTCCACAACCCCCGGTAATCATAATGATGTCTCGGATCATCGGGGTTAGGATTCATTCCTGTTGCTTTGGAGTACTTAGCGTAGTCCTCTTTAAACTTTTGTTCCTCTTCTTTGGAAAGCTTAGTCATTGTTTAGACAATCTTCCCACGAGTCTTACCGCGCTGTGCAATACCGTCTGCCCGCTTAGACGCAGATGAAACCGAGCCGCCAGATGCGTACTTCTTTGCGCCTTCGCCAAGCTTTTCGGTCTTACCTTTGCCGGGGAGCGGCTTTGCACTCTCACCCATCTTCTCGGTCTTACCTTTGCCGGGAAGGGGTTCAGCAGGCTTGCCCATCATATTTAAACCAAACCTAAGCATTCCTTCGCCTAGTTTTTCGTCACGCGATTTGTTGCGCTCATAAGCGTCAGATTCTGCCTTAAGCTGCATGTCTTTTCGCAGGTTCTCGTACTCCCCCCGCAGATTGCGCTCAGCCGACTTCTGGTCGGTTCCCTCGTTCGTAGCCATCAGTAAATCCTCCCACGGGTTTTGCCACGCTGAGCAATACCATCAGCACGTCTGGATGCGGATGACTTAACTGTTCCGCCAGATGCGTACTTCTTAACCGCCCCGCCTTTTCTCATCGGGTTGCCCATTTCGTCGTATTTGATTTCAGAAGCACCCTTACGTCTTTTAGCCGCTTCTGCTGCTTCACGTTCTTTTGCGGCTTTCTCTTCAGCTTCAGCCCGCGCACGCGCGGCTTGCTTTTGGAACACGCTAGTCGTATCTGTGCCGTACACAGTCTTGTTGCCCGACTTCATATCGAAAGCTTTAGGCACACTCAGGTCTGGTTGGGAGTCAAACTTAAACGAGCCTTGCGAACCGATTTTGGCTGGAGCTTCTGCTGCGGCAGAGGTTTTTGATGCTGAAGTAGTGGCGTCCTTAAATACAACTGATTTAGGACTTGCGTTGTCAGCGGCTTTAGCACGAGGCTTATCTTTAGTCGGCTTTGCAGCAGGCTCAACTTTAGTCGGCTTTGCAGCAGGCGCTGCTTTCTTAGCTGTAGCTTTCTTACCTTTGTACTCAAGATCAGGCTCAGCCGTATCGGGGCCTTTGAAGGTTCCGGTCTCTTTAATCGGTTTAGCCCCACGCTTCTCAAGATACTCCTCGCGTGACATCGGCTTGTCTTCTTCCTTCTTAGCCGGTTCAGGAGCGGTTTCCGTCGTGTCTTTCTTACTGCCACGGAACTCTCTAACCTTTTTGGCGTAATCGCTTTCTTCGTCGTCTTTGCCTTTGCCCTCTTTGTACTTATCGTACAAAGCCTTGCCGATAAGACCCACACCTAGAGCGGTCACAATGT